CTTTCTCGACTTAACGGACTTTTTCTCAAATTCTTGTCTGTCTCTTAAATGCTCAAGTTGTTTTGTTTTGTATATCTTGAGTTTATATTGTTTTAATGCTTGCTCAATATTATTTTTTTTAACTTCAATAATAATCATATTTTTTTTCCTTTTTTTAATATAAATATATTAATTTTTTTATGTTTTGACAAATTCTTTTATAATTGTTATAATTAGGAAAAATAAACCTCTTACATATGAACAATGAAGAAAGGAAAAACATCAAAATTAAACATTTTTGATGATGCAAAATGTCAGTACGGAACAGTCGATTCCAAAAATTTCAAATCAATTTATTTAATTTTACAAACATGGGTCGAACCAAAAGATGATTACAGTAATTGGACATCAATTACAGGTAGTATAAAAAGACAAATTCTACACACACTGTTAGAAGTTGTTGACCACAAAATTTTTGAAAAGAAGTGTATAGTTGACTTAGATTTAAGAACAAGTGGATTACAAAAAAATAAAAAAAGTTTTTTGAATTTAGAAATTACATTGTTTATTCACAACCAATCATACGATTTCAAATCAATTCTTTTAAGGTCAAAAATAAAAAATATTTTCCAATCAATATATGTGGATGACTTAAAAAATTCACTTTATTTCACATTAAGTAAAACTAAATCAGCACAAATAGAAGAAATATAATATTTATCAATAAAAATATTATGAAAATTTTAGGACCAAAAGACACGGGTAAAGGGATTCTAGTTGAATGGGATGCTGGTATTATAAATCCAAATGAACCAAGAAACCAAAATTTGATTAGAGAATCTTATGGTCAGTTAGACCATTCTAAACCGTTTGTTTTTTATGCAACACTTCAAAAATGGGGAGTTCCAAATAGAAACGGTAGAGTATACCCTGAAAAAATATTAAAAAGAGAGGCTGAAAAATATCAAGAGGTCATTAAAAAAGGAATGTCAATTTCTGAATTAAATCACCCCGAATCTTCTTTAGTGGATTTAGATAGAGTTTCTCACCTTATAACTGAAACGTGGTGGGAAGGAAATGTATTGATGGGAAAAATTAAATTATTAACAAGTCCCGGTTTTCACGAAAGAGGAATTGTAACATCTAAGGGAGATGTTGCAGCAAATCTTATGAGACAAGGAGTCACTATGGGAGTATCTTCTCGTGGGGTCGGGTCTTTAGTAAAAAAAGGAGACCAAAATGAGGTACAGGAGGATTTTGAATTAATTTGTTTTGACCTTGTATCATCACCATCTACACCAGGAGCTTATCTTTATTTGAACGCTGAAGATAGACCAAGATATGAAGAAAAATTGGCAGAACATGATAATACTTCAGTTAGTGGTGGTGGATTAGAAAAATCTGTTGACTTAATGAAAAGATTGTCCGATTATTTAGGAAAGTAAAAAAATTAAATTATGGACGAAAAGTATTTTGTAGCAAAAATCACAACTGATATGGTTGATGACAACACAGGTAAAATCAAAAAAATGAGAGAAGAAAAATTGGTTAAAGGTTTTTCACCAACAGACGTTGAGGCTAAAGTAACTAAAGCTTATGAAAGTTACTCAATGGATTGGAGAATCACTGCAATAGTTGAAAGTAAAATTGACGAAGTTATTGAATAAAAAAATTCTTAACATTTTTATAAAGGTCCCCAAAAGGGACCTTTTTTATTTTTTAACGGTTTTTCATATAAAAAACAAACTTTTTGGAATATAGATATATTTATTATAAAAATAAACGCAAAATTATATGCTTTTTTAAATGAGTAACAGAAAATCAGAATCGTTAGTAGAGGAGGCTTTATTACAAATGAAGTCTATCGAAGAGGCGATTAGTGAAAATGCAAAAGGAATACTTGCTTCAACCATGAAACAAGAAATCGGCGAATTAGTAAGGGAATCTATAATGGGTTCCAAAAAATCCTTAAAAGAACAAGCACAAGGTGGTGAACAACCACAAGGTTCAGAAGAAGAAGGAGAAGAAGTAGAAGTATCAGGTGAAGAGGAAGTGGAAGCACTACCGGCACCAAGTACTGATAATGGTATGGAAGGAGCTCCTGAAGGTCCAACTGAAGAACTACCTCCACTTGATATGACAAAATCACCAATGTCCGACGTTATGAAAGTTTTCAAAGCGATGGGAGATGAGGACGGTTTTATCATTCAAAAAGATGGAAACTATGTTCACTTGAAAGACGGTAAAGCAAATACCGAATATCTAATCAGTATGGAAGTTGACGAACCTGAAATGCCAACAGAACAACCTGTCGAAAACATGGCTGAAAATACAACATATGAGTTGGTTTTTGAAGACGATTCGATGTCGAATGAAATGGACTATAACGAAGATATGGGCATGGATGAAACGTACATGGATGAAATGGACTATAACGAAGAAATGGGCATGGATGAAACGTACATGGATGAAATGGACTATAACGAAGAAATGGGCATGGATGAAACGTACATGGATGAAATGGACTATAACGAAGATATGGGCATGGATGAAGAAGTTTATGAAATCGACCAAGAATCACTTGAAAATGTTGTTGAGGCGTTTAAAGCGAAAGGTAAAATTGGAAAACTTAAAACCAATATTTATCCTTCAAAATTGAAACACGGTGTTACTGAAACAGGCGAAGATGAAATTTCAGACGGATGGATGGACGAAGAGGAAGATGATGACGTTGAAGCAACTGAAGCTGCTAGAACTTATGGAAATGGTTCTAAAAAAGGTAGAGGTTTAAGAAAGGGAATCACACCAAACAGAAATTTAACGTTTGAATCTCGTGAATTGGAATCTTTAAGAGAAAAAAATGAAGAGTATAGAAAAGCATTAGACTTTTTTAGAAATAAATTAAATGAAGTTGCAATTTTCAATTCTAATTTGGCTTACGCTACTAGATTGTTTACAGAACACTCAACAACAAAACAAGAAAAAATCAACATCTTAAGAAGATTTGACACTGTTGAATCTTTGAAAGAATCAAAATCACTTTACAGAACAATCAAAGAAGAAATTGGTGAGTCACCAAGTTCTATGATGAACGAATCAATTGCACAAAAAGTTGTTAAAACTCCAAGTAATGGTTCAGCATCAAACTTGATTGAATCTAAAGCTTATGAAAATCCTCAATTTATGAGAATGAAGGATTTAATGAACAAAATAAAATAAAAAATAAAAATAAACTCTAAAAAAAATTAAAAAATGGGAGCATTATTAGAATCAGGTCTTGTTGGTAACATCGGGTTAAAACACCTTAAAGTTATCAAAGAAGATACAATTAACAAATGGGATAGATTAGGATTCCTAGACGGTCTTAAAGGACACATCAAAGAGAACATGGCACAGTTATATGAAAACCAAGCGTCTCACCTAATTAACGAAGCTGCGTCTTCAGATAGTTCAGGTTCTTTCGAAACTGTAGTTTTCCCTATCGTTAGACGTGTATTCTCTAAATTATTGGCTAATGATTTAGTATCGGTACAAGCAATGAACTTACCTATCGGTAAATTGTTCTACTTTATCCCTAAAATCCAAGGATATTCTGGTGGTGTTATTACAAACACTGTAGGAGTTGTTTCAGGTGACCATTATGCACCTATTGGTTCGCCAAGTAACCCGTCCACTAACACACAAGCTGGATACTCAACAGGAACTGGTGACTACAATTCAACGTACCAAAAAAATCTTTATGATTTATTTTATGAAGGAGCAGAACCAGGATTAAACCCAGCAGGTTTGTTTGATTACTCAAAAGGTCAATTCGTAACTGTAACAGGTTTTACACCTACAGTTGCTTGGTCTGGCGGAGCATTAGTTGCTTCAGCTTATACAACATCTAGTAACTTAGAATACAGAAAAATCTTAGTTGCATTATCTGGATTTACAAATGCTGGTCTTGGAAAACTTATTGGACCTGATGGACAAGAAATGGATACAGAATCCTTCTTATCTAATCTTGTACTTTATACTCCAAATTCTACAGCGGCTTCAAACCTTGGTACGTCTACTTTCACACCACTACTTTATAGAGTTGTTACTCAGAAGTATGGACAAGGAATCGTAGGACCTACTTCAACTTTAACACAAGCCCCTTTTGGTACATCATCTACAGGTGGTAATGGTGGTTACTATGACAACGTTTGTTCTCAAACAGGATTTATCTACTTAGAAATCGACGCACAAGTACCCGTATGTGTTTCTTGTACTAACGCAGCTACAATCGACGGATATTCAGGAGCAACTTTAACCGCATCTTCTTGGTCAGGAACTCAAGGTAACACAATTATTATGGCCGCTTGGAGACGTTACAAAGAATTAGAATTTGAAGACCAAATTGGTGAGGTTTCTTTTGACCTTGAGTCAGTTACTGTATCAGTTACAGAAAGAAAACTAAGAGCACAATGGTCTCCTGAATTGGCACAAGACGTTTCTGCATTCCATAACATCGACGCTGAGGCTGAATTAACAGCTTTATTATCTGAGCAAGTGGCTGCAGAGATTGACCGTGAAATTCTTCGTGACTTACGTAAAGGAGCGGCTTGGAACTTACGTTGGGATTACAACGGATGGAGAAGATTGTCTAACACAACTTCTTATACTCAAAAAGACTGGAACCAAACTTTAATTACGGCAATCAACCAATTGTCTGCACAAATCCACAAATCTACTTTGAGAGGTGGAGCAAACTGGATTGTTGTTTCTTCTGAGGTTTCTGCAATCTTTGATGACTTAGAATACTTCCACGTATCTAACGCATCTCCTGAGCAAGACCAATACAATATGGGTATTGAAAGAGTTGGTACATTAGCAGGTCGTTACCAAGTATACCGTGACCCTTACTTCCCAGCAAACCAAGTATTGTTAGGACACAAAGGAACGTCATTGTTAGATACAGGTTACGTTTACGCACCATATGTACCTCTACAATTAACACCTACAATGTACAACCCATTCAACTTTACACCTATCAAAGGTATTATGACAAGATACGCTAAGAAAATGGTTAATAACCGTTTCTACGGACGTATCACAGTTGATGGAGTTCGTTCATTTGACTTAAACGAATTGAGATAATCAATTTAAAGGTTAATATAAGAAAAAGGTCAGATTAATCTGACCTTTTTTTATTAAACAAATATTTATTAATATGATTAAAAAAATTGTAAAGAAAATATTATTAGAGGCCAGTACAAGTAGATATGGAGGTTATTATAATGGCCCTCTCACAATGGGTGAAATGGATTGGGATGATGATGAACTTGGCCCATTTACTAAAAAAGTATCAAAATATTACAATGCTGATTTAGAATATGATAGTTACGACGGTTCTATGGAATCAAGTAAAAATAAAATTAAAAGATTAGAACAAAAATCAAAAAAAATAAATAAATATAATAAAACACATACACGTCCTAGTGATGAAGAAGGCGGTCCAATCAATCCTACACCAGGTAGAAACAAAAAAATAGTACCCATAAAAGAATGGGTAGAATTAGATAAAATTACACTTAATGAAGATTTGGCCGTATGGTTTGGTAAAAAGAAAAAACCAAAAGGTTCATCCCAACCAAAAGGTCCATGGGTTAATATTTGTAGAAAAGTCGACGGTAAACATCCTCCTTGTGGTAGACCTGATACAAATAAAGGGGCATACCCAAAATGTAGAGCAGCTGGAGTTGCGGGTAAAATGAGTGATTCAGAAAAAAGAGCGGCTTGTCAACAAAAAAGAAAGGCGGAGTCCAAAGACACACAAACAGGTAAAGGTCAAAAACCTATTATGACTTCATACAAACCAAAAAAGAAAAGGACCCAAAATGAGTCCTTAGATATTATTATTAATCGTATATTGAATAATATTTAACAATAAGGTGGTGAACACCTTTTTTTACCGTCTAACCCTTTTACTTTACCTTTACATACTTGTATTGCGTGGCCATTTGCGTAAGCTGAGGGGTACACGTCATACTTTGCCTTTGCAGATGCCTTACCACGAGCACATAATTTAGTTCCGGTTTTTTTTCTACCTTCTGACATCATTATATCTTCGTTGTCAAAATTCATAGACATGTTCATATTGTCTTTTTTAGTTTCATTCATTAAAAAGTCAAATACTTGGTCCATGTTATTTTTTGCTTCGGCAATATGGTCTTGAGCCCAATCGTGACCATTTTCTAAAATGTTTTCTATCATAGAATGGTCCATCTCTAACAACATATCACATTGTCTTCTCATTTGTTGTAAATTAGAAAAGAACATATATCTTGAAGAATTTTCTTCTTGTGTCTCTCTAATTACTTTTTTAATAATATAATCTAAATTTTTCATTTTTTTAAGAATTTAATCCGTTAAATCCACCAATAGTTACCATATTCAACTGAACAACAGTTCCTCCTGTTACATCACTATAATTAGGGTGTGGTGGTTTCACAACAACAACAGAACTCCCTGTTCCTCCTGTTGTACATATATATTCACATATTGTGACTTCGGTATTTGCGCTTGTAGTTGCCATTTTATTTTATAAATATACGTTTATTTTTTATTTACAATTTGAAACTGTAATTCTCTTTTATAAGTATCAACATTTCTATCACTTACAACTTTAATATCAACAAAATATTCATTTGGTATTTTATCTGTGGTGTCAAAAATAAAATAAAACCCATCAGGAACTTCATTGACTCTTGTCCAATCTTGTACTTGAACCTCAGTACTTGCACCTTCTCTTACATAAATTCTATAATATGCCTCTACTGTTGTTAGTGGTGTGTTTGTTGAATACGCTTGTTTTATAATTACGTTGACTTTTCTTATATCAGTATTTAATACTTTTTCGTTTTGTCTAATCCCATTAAATTCGAAACCATAAATTTTTGGTTGTTGAGTAACAGAACCTATTTGGAAGTTTCCATTTTTAGCCAATAATGCAAATTCTAAAGTCACGTTAGAAATTGACGTAGAACTTACTGACAATCCCTTCCAAACATCATAATATAAACAAGGTATTGTCGATGCTGTTAGATTGTTTACCGAACACTTGTAAACTCCTTTAGTTACTTGGCAAGTAGATAATCCCGTAAACCCTGGTACTGCAACACCATTCAAGTCAAATATATCAACCGTTGGTAAATTATCTAAATTAACAGCATTTCCGTTTTCATACACATACAAATACAATTCATTATTATTACCTGAATAAAATTTGTTTCTATCATCAATAATTAAATCGTTATAATTAGTTTCTAAAAACGGTTCATAAAAAGTTTGAGTGTGAGGGGAGAAAAACCCTACTGAATAATTTTCAGTTAAACCACTAATATTTTCAACATTAGGATAAAATGCAATTCCCCATCCTGTGACACCTGTTAATGTACCATTTAAAATGTTATTTATTTCATTTGTCATGTTAAATTCAATATCTTCATTACCAAATTCAAAATGTTGTGTTGCTACGATTGTTAATGCCGAATAATTTAATCCCGATAATGAACCAATTTTTGAGTTGGTATTATCATATATACCATTAACACTCCAACCACTTACCGTTGTTGTTTCGAACCAATTGGACGCTCTTTGCGAATATGACCTATCATTTAAGTTTGTTACTTGATAATCATAGTAATCATATCCAACACCACTGTCCCAATTTTGAGGAACACCTGAGTTTCCTAAAGTTTTTGGTATTCTAAATAGAACTAAGTCAAAAGATGTTGCTCTTCTTCTTCCTTGTGATGTTGTTGAATTTAAAAGATTTTCATCAAAATATGACGTATTTGTCATTCTTAAAGTGTGGGTAAAGTTTGTTCCACATCCTGAAGTGATAATTTTATCTGAAATTCTTGACTGTAAATCTGTTAAATCTAAGTCAAAAATATATCTACTAAACCCTATTGGCGCATTAAAATTATCAACACGACCGTAGAACAACTCAACAATAGGGTTTCTACCTGTGTTGGTGTAACTATTTTGTATTAGAGTATTACTTTTATCGAAATATGACCTGTAAATTGACATTAAACTATTTTATATATAAATAGTTAGTTAATCCGAATATTACTGTTTAAAACTTTTTGATATGCTTCTAACATTTTTTTGGTCAATTCGTCTATACTTGTACCATCATAAGAAACTCCAGATGGTGGTAATAACGGGTACGGATGTACGTGACTAACTAAAAACCCAACAATTGATTCCAAAAGTTCCAACAATTCTTCTCCTCTAACCATTGATGATGTTTTAGGTTCTATTTCATCAAAAACTTGTTCAGGACTAATCCCTCCAACAGAACCTGATAAAGTAATTTTACCTTGTGAATTTTCTGAATCATGTGAAAGTAAATATAACTGAGACGCCCCAATCAACCCAACAGTATTATCTATTTCTTCAGTATCAATTGGTGTAAAAACTTCTCTTGATGGTAAAAATGGTAATTCAGGACTAACCTTTCTGTCTAATACCAAACCATAACCAGGACTAATATCTGTTGTAGTTATTAATACTTTTGATAATAACTGATTCATATTTGTAAAATCGGTTATGTTATTTTGGTCGGGTAGTGATTTTATGATATTTCTAATTCTTTTTGAGGGTCTATAATAAAAAGGAAATTGTAGTTCGTTACTTGAATTATTATTTGAACCCACATTAGCGTTAGTTGGTATATTTGATATTAAAATACTTGGATTATCTTTTAGTGCAACAACTTGGTCTGAAACAAACTTTGCAAAATCATCAATACCCAATGGTGAATCAATTTTTATTATTCTTACTTTAGATAAAGTTGTTCCTGTTATTTCAGTGTCCCACTCAAATTGGTTTGTTTTTGTCGCCTTAGATTCTCTATCAGGTAGTTGATAGATTGTAACATCCCCTTGAAAAACTTGTGGAGCACTTTCAGGGTTATAAACATCATACTCTAAAAGATATTTTATTTGTTGTTCATTTCTTTGTAATCTAATATAAGACTTGGGTGTACCATATTTTAATTTACTTGTAAATTTTGATAATTGAACAAAGGCTCTATTATCATCATAATCTGGTATTTCACCTGTTTTAAATGGTTTGTGTTTTCCTGCTCTTAATAATAAATCATTATTTTTTATTATCATATCGGAAGTTCCTCTTCCATTAATTGATATATCTTCAGGTTCAGGAAATACTCCGGTATTATTATTATTCGGGTATGTTTTAGAGTACGGGTCTTTAATATTTGGTAAATTTACTCTTGAATTAGAATTACCCATATCTGTATGGGTTCTAAAAGACCTATAGTCTTCTTTAAAAATTGTTGTTGGTGATGAGTATGGTGCAAGAATATAAAATCTATTTTTACCTTTAGTTAGTTTATTATTAAAGTAAATAATCATAACTGCCTCATCTACTTTTGGAACTTGATTAACAAAATAAGGTAAAAAAGGTAAAAATATAAAAGGGTCTTTTTCACCCCAAGGACCATTCAAAGTACTTTTACTATTTTCGTCAAACCCTTGTTTTGCCCTTTCCATTGCTTGAATATTTTCTTGTATGGGCTTACATCGTATTCTTCCAAGCATTAATGGGTCTTGATTGTCAACACAGACACCAAAAAATATTATCTGACTATCCTCTAAAGGTTGGTTTTCAGGCATTATATATTATTTGTTCTTTTGTTTATTTCTTCTAAAATTTTGTTATAACTATCTTCAGTTGTGTCCAAATGATGAGTTAATTTGAGTATTAAATCCTTTGTTTTTTCAAAATCTTGATATAAGAACCCCAAAACCTCAATTAATTCTTTATTGGGTCTTTTTTTATACTCAGATAAAACTTCCAAAACTTTTTCGGGTGATATTTTAGTATGATTTTCCAAATCCTTTTGATGGTAATGTAATGCCGGCTGGGGTTATAGTCAATGGTGGAATAAAAACTTCCGTTTTTCCGTTTTCAGCTTGTTCTTGATTCATACCCTTGACCATTGACATCATGGACATATTCATAAGGTTAGGTCCACCATCGGGTGCGGCTCCTGTGGGTAATCCTTGTTTTTGAAGGTTTTCAATTACATTTGAAAATGCTCTTGTATCAGAAACCCCACCTAGTAGTGATGACCCTGCCAATATAAACTGAGGCAACCCTAAACTTAATTGTGAAAGACCTAAATTTAAAAGTTTCAATATTTCGTCTATAACACTTTTACAATTTCTAAAATCCACAACCGCCTGACCAACAACTAATAAAATATACACTATCGATGCATACATACGAATTTGTTTATTTTTTGCTTCCTTAACGACCTCCAATAAAATTGTTTCGACCAAAACTTTAATTTGTTTTTTTAGAATCTTAAACAATTCTTCAACAAAAATAGATGTAATTTTTTTCATAAAATTCAAAATAAACTTTTTGAAAGTTTTCATGAAGTTTGTTAAATCATCAAACAAGTCGTCTAATTTTTCTGATATTTCATTTTTTATCGCTTTAACCATTATTAAAAAACCTAACATAACTTTAGGTGATAATATTGTTTTTAAAATCATCCTTGGAAGACCTAAAATAATATTACTTTGAAGTGAAGCTAATAAGTTTAAATCTAAACCAAGACCAGGAATCAAAGATTTCCATTTCGGGTCATTTGCAATATCTTCTAATGATTTTTCAAATTTTTCTATTTTAGAATTGTTTGAATTTTCATTAATAATTTCATCTTGAGATTTCCTATCCGCTAAAACGTCTATTGGTAATTTAATTCCTTCACAACCTTCAAATTCAACGACCCCATCAATGGTATTATTAACTTCTTGCTCAATAACCAATAATTCTTGGTTTGTAACATCAAAAAAAGAATCATCTATTTCATCAACGTCACTAAGTTTTGATGTCCCCGCGACATCAATTTTTTTGTTCGGGTCTTCGCAAATTCCCATGATTCTTTTTAAAACAGTCATAAATTTGCTCTGCTCTTTTAATTCATCACTACTTAAACCGGCAGAAAAATCAAAAGAACCTGTAAGTAAATTTTTTAAGTTTACTGATAAATTATCAAAAGGCATAATGTCTATACTACTATAATAATCTTGTAAAAAATCAGTAACTGACGTTCTATTATTAGCTTGATTATTTAAGGTTACTTTGAAAAAATCACCAGTAACTTGTAAGTTGTTTGGACCTAAATAATTTTGTACGTATTGTATATCAAAAATTTGGGACTGTGATGCTCCTTGATATGTTTGACCATTACCTCCCGTATTATCTTGCAAAAAGGATTGTGATGGGTTTTGTAATCTTTTATAAAGTTGTTGATTCATTGCATATGGGAATGAACCATTATTTGTTGTATTTTTTTCGTATTGATATTTGAAATTTTCGTCATCAGGTGAATTTTTTAATATTTTAAATAAATCCACTTGATTAACTTTTATATAAATTGGTTGGTTAGCGACACTACCATATGATTGTTCTTCAGAACAACCAATTGTTGAAACTATTTCACTTACTAATGTTTCTTGTATTTTTGATTTTGTGTTTGTTGCCGCTTGTAAAAAAACGTTAGTTAAAAGTTTTAAAGATGACCCACCACCACTTGGTAGAGTTGCTTTGAATAACTCTAAAAGTTGTTCTAACTGACTTTTTATTTCATTTTTTATTTGATTTTTTTTGTCTTGACCACCTTTTTTTAAATCATTGATTGATTTTTGAACTTCGCTTTTTTTCTTATCAGTACTAGCCTTTGTTTTTTCTTTTTGTTGTTTTTTGTCGTCTTCCTTACTTTGTTTTACAGTTTGGTAAGCACTAATTTTACTTTTAGCTTGTGAATACCCTTGATTGATGTCTAAATTTGCCATTATTTTTCAAGTGTAAAATTATTGTCGTTATTTTGACTAATGTCTTTTTGAATTAAACTTTGAAGAACTGTTTCATCCATATCAGACAATGAAAAATTTTCTTCTTTAGAACTGTTAGATTTTTCCCAAATTGTAGATTGAAGTTTAGAAAGACTCAACTTTTTTTCAATAGTGTCGTTGATGATTTTTTGTTGTTCTTTTATAACAGGACCAATAACAGTCATATCTTCAGCATCTTTAAGAAGAGCTAACATTTTATTTTGAATCCTAATGGCCGTTGACCTTTGTTCAACTAATTCGTTGTATATCTCTTGCATTAAACCTAATACTGAATCTTTGTTTAACGCGATTTCTTTTTTTCTCTTTCTATCCATACTCAATAAATAGATAAATTTTAATTATTATTTATTCTTCTAATAGTATTCAAATAAAGAATTTTATATTTTTTTAGATATGTTCTTATTTCTTTTGTTGATAAATTTGTCATTTCTCGAAGTGAAAGTAAAACTATATTTTTATTAAACTTATTGTTGTCATTTCCAATAAAAATATTACCATAATTTTCAAATAACTCAATCAAGGCATTTCCAAGTTTAAATTCTCCATCTGCCATTGATGTAGTTTTAACGTGGTCTTTTAAGTCTTTTAAAAATATATCTATTATTTTTTCAGCATCAATTTTTTCAAACTCTAAATAATAAACCATGTCAGGTCTGTTCTCCAATGCTTGTGAAATATCTTCATAAGACACTTTTCTATTTGTTTCTTTTTGGTCTTTTTGTATTTGACCCATCAAATAGTTCTTACAAATCGTACCAAAATAAGAATATGCTTTTTTGTTTTTGGCTGGTTTAAATTTATCAACCTTTGTCATTAAAAAAGAATGTGTATCAGTATGTAAATCTCGATACTCCATATCTTTTCTATAAAGTTTGTAGCGTCTTATGATTGATTCAATCATCTTATCTAACGGTTCTTTAAGAAATTTATTATAAATCTCTTCTTTTTCTATTTGAGTTTCGGCGGTGATATAATCTTTCACCGCCTCTTCCTCTCTCACATCAAAATAATTTTTACTTTTTTTTTCTGTCTTTTTCTTTTCGTCTAAATGTTCAGGGTTTGACTCCTCTAAAAACATTATACATTTTGTGGTTCGTATTTTATGTTCCTATCAGTTGTAAAAAAATGTTCTTTTTTTGCTGATTCAATCCAAAAAGAAACCTCATCATCTGTAATCTTACTTTCCCCATTTTTATAATTCCAAAATATAGAACCTGGTCTTAAATTCATGTGTTTATAACCAATTCTTGGAATTGTCATAATTTTAACAGAATTGTAAGTTAATCTTAATAAGAACTCATATACAAAAGTTAATTTCATACTTGATTTAAGCCCGCCGTTTTCTTCATAAACTGACTTTTTAATAACAATTCCACTTGATTGAAAATTTTGATAATTTAAAAGTGTATCATTATTTAAGTAACCAATTTCTGAGTTCATACTTACTGCGAATGTGGCTTCATTAGTAAACCCAACAAAAACTCCTTTTTCGTCAGTATCAACAACAATAGGTAAAAATGCATCAACTTCAGAATATGATTTACTATATCTATCAAAATTTTTAAACCAAATTGTAGAATATTCATCATCAAATTCTAAAATAGAAATCCAAGTACTTTTGGCATGTTTTACACCAATATTTACTTGAGAACAAAAATCAAATTCATTTTGATTTTCTACCATAGTAACTGTTAGACCACTAAAGTCGTAATTATCTAATTTATTTTTTAATAACTCTTCACCTGAATGAACAATTACTAATTCATTAATAGGTTTGGTTTGTGTTTGAATCGATGTAATTGCTCTGTTGAATAAATCTTCGAACATGATATTATTTGCCGAATCAATTGGTAGAATTACCGATACATCTAATTTTTCTAAGTTTTCCATAATATTATTTTTCTTCAGTTATTTTTAATTTTTCTAATTGTTGACTAAACATTTCTTTTCTTACGTTGAAATAATCAACAAACAAAGATTCAATTTTATTATCAAATAATTCTTTATTTTGATATTTTTCACCTGTTTCAGACATTTTAGTATACAACTCTTCGTTGATGTTGTCTTCTAACCAATTTTGTGCAAAATTTGCTAAAACGTCTATAATTTCGTTAAAAGAATATGTCCAAATACCGTTATTTTCATTCATCCAATCAGGTTTTAAATTAGGAACCACACCAATTACTGGAGTGTTTGAAATCATACTTTCGATTGGGAATGTACCAAATCCAGACTCTCTATCAACCCAAACCGAAACAAAAGATTCTTTTAAAAACTTTGAAAAGTCTGTTTGACTAATGTTTTTCATGTCTCTAAAAGTAAACCAACGATACTGAGGATATTTCAAATAGAAACTTTTGATAATTTTTGCAGTGTCTCTTGGTTCTCTACAGTGAATAGAAACAATTGGCTTTGATGGTTTGTCTTTTTTACTGAATACTTCAGAGATAAGAGGTTCAACAACGTCAACACTTACATTTTTAAAAACTGATTTGATATATTCTTTTTGAAATTCAGAAGTACTAATACTTTTTAAAAATCCATAATTAGCCCATGAAATACCTGGAGGTAAAGTTTCTAACATGTAATCATATGCTTGACACAACACCAATTTACCACATGGATAATTTTTAAGTTGCTCCATAACGTGCGCGTACAATTCAGGAATAACAACAAAATCTTCAGGTGAAATAGGAAGATTCTGACCTTCAATTGCGATATGTTCAATTTCCATATATTCTTTACCTAACCAATCACCAACTCCTTGGTAATCATTTGTTTCGTGAATCATTTTTACGTTAAATCCTTTTTTCAACAAGGACATTGCCATTTGATAAATGTAAGAAACACCCGCCTTTGGGTTTCCTTTTGTGTCTTGAACTAAAAAATAAATTCTTGCGGTTTTATTTCCAAGTTTTTCAACTGACGTTTCAATTTTTTTAATTTTGTCTAATTCCATTTTATTATAACTTTTTTATTATGTTGTTTATTAGTAAAGTATTGAATGCGAATTTAAAAGGGATTGATAAATTTTTGGCACTATGTATACCTAAATTTTCATCAAGCTCTTCTCTTTCGGATAATATAACATCTACTAAATTTTTATATACTTCCCATTTTGAAACACTTATGTGTGGTTCAATTTGACCATCAACTTCAGTTGATTCTAAAGTGGGGTTGGCAATTGCAATTTTATTTTCTATCTCCTGTACGTCGATATAATATCTTTCACCTAAAAATTCTAACATATTCCTAATTTTTGTAAACATTCATCTAATTCTTTAAGTGAACTGATTTCGTGTTCAGATTTATTTGTTTTGTTATACTGAGTATTGAACTTTATAACAACTTTGTTTTCTGGATGGTCTTCAATTAAACTTGGATTTGCACTAACTAAAACATCAACCTCATCCCAAATTGAGTTTTTAGTGGTGTCTGAATAAAATTTAATTTTTTCAATTTGACAACCAAACTTTGATAAAAAAAATAATGTGGCCGGTTTAGATTTACCAATTTCATCAGATATAATTACAATATCATTTGTACTTCGATATTTTAAATAAATGTCATTTAAGGTATGAAATGTGTGCATCTCTGAAGATTCAGCATGACCAAATATTTGCATCGCAAATTCTTGATATAAAAACTCATAAAGTTCATCATCAGACTTAAACTTAAAATGGTTTAATAAATTAAGGCTGTCAATATTACCTAACACCTCGTATTCAAACTCTTCTTCCTGTATAATTGATTCAGTATTACCTGATTCATCCAAAATATAAGTTTTTTCTGTTGAGTTGTTTTCAATCAAAAACTTTTCATAAGTTTGTTGAATTTTACCCAAGGTATTTCTTAATACACCATTAACCTCAATTCCTATTTTCTTCATCGTATCTTTCTAAAATTTTACCAATTAATGGGTTTCTTACGTTTTTTGCATTTCTAAAATCATAAATTCCAATATCGTTCACATTTT